AGATTAGGGACAGTCATCGTATCGTACAACCGCTTGCTATCTTCGGACAATCGAGTTACTACTACTGGGTAGTCTTCGTAGCCGTTAAGCAACTCAAACTTTGCGTACCCAGGTACATCTCCATTGCCGCTGAACTCCTTGTGGAATACTGTGCAGTATATCCCCTCAGAGCCGTCCTCCTTGTCAATTAGACGTTGAAAACCGTAAACAAGTTCTATCAGCTCTTCTGCCTCATAAGCATTATCTGTAAGGCTCAAAGAGCGCCGACCCTCCTGCTCCCTTTCTATAGAATCTATATTTACACCTCGGTATCTATCTATGACCAAATCAACAAAAGATTCATCCCAGCCATCAGTTATAACTTTATTTTCTAGTTCCTGTGGCGTGTAGTAAGTTTTCCAAAAGCAATACGGTGCTCGCTGTGGATCAGTAACATAAGGGGGAAAAATAAAGTCTCCGTCTGGGGCCAGCGTTTTTACTTCTGGTGAGTTTACCTGTCTACGTACAACTGGCAACTCAGCAGATCCAACGTCTGCTAGTTCAGCTAGTGCTTTCTTTGCTCGTTTTACTGTTACACCATTAAAGGTCTGTTGCAAAATAGATACCATCTGATCTTTGCCTTGACCAGAAAGAATCATTTCAGCTAACTCAGGATTTACTTGAGCTATCTGATCAATATCTAGCCTTTGAAGAAACTTTCTGTCCTCCGAGTGCCAACCTACATAGCTAATAAGAATTCCACGTTCTAGCAAATAATTAGCTCCTAGTTCCATTTCCCTATTAAAACGAGATATGTAACCAGAAGAAATCATCCATTTAAGGAAGTTAGAAACTACCTTAGATCTAGATACATCTTGTACCTCTACTGGGAAAGCTCTGATGTTTGCCCTATTAAGGGAAGCCATAAACAAAGAAACTAACCTAGTAATTCTTTCATCAATAACATGAGCTTCCATGTCAGAGGCACCCTCCCAAGGGAAAGCATCCGCACCGTGCTTGCGGAGATCTCGGCTTTTGCCAGGCCAAAAATTTCTACGGTCATCGTAACTTTCTCTGCATAAATCAAAGTACGCTTCTAGTTCAACCACTGATTGGTCGTAAGCGTACCGAAGAGACTCGATGTCTGGTTCAGCACTAACATAAGTTAGCGACTCTGAAACTGAATCACTTTGCATAAAATCTAATTTTAATATCTTCTAGAAGGTGGTTTATGTACCACTTATGTACACCTATTCTATCACACAATTCTGATGGGGGTATGCTTTCTTGGTCAGCACCTCTAATGTGACGAACAAATATTTCCCAAGCAAGAAGCCGATCTACTTGCTCTTCTATAAAATCTTCGTCTAAAACAATTTTATTTAACGTATCTGTAGCTTTTTCCTCGCACATCTTCTATCATTTCTATAGTTATTGTCTTTCCTTTCATTGTGTTTCTATATCTTCTAGGGACAACAACTGGAACTCTCATGGTAAGTTCTTTTATGTAAGCAAAAACATAACTAGGATTTGGAGCAGTTGAAACAACTTTACCTCTGTAATGCTTAGGTACAATCTCTTCAATGTACATAGATTCCATTAAAATTGATTGCCCCTCCTCATCTATCCATGTGTTTTTACCTCGACCTGTAAGCATTTCCTGAGAAAGTTTGCTTTGAGCAAGTTGAAGTAATTTGTCAAATTCTAGCTTAAAATCAGAAGCTATTTTTATTAATCTTACTTTAGCCATATTTAATATCCTGATCCTATACGGGTTGTCATCATGTTTCTGGAAAGAACGTGGTCAGGGCCATCGCCCCCATTTGCCATTCGCAGGTAACGAATAATGTCGAAGAAATCCTTTAGTGGTTCATCAGCCTTACCTGATGAGTTATAGTTTATTAAAGAATCTATTAAGTTTCCGCAATCCTCATGCACGTAGCATCTAGGGCGGTTAGCAGAATCTATTGGTACATTCGGGTTGTAACTAAACCATTCATCTATAGCACTAATACCTATCTCTTCCATTCTGCCATCTGAGGGAATAAAGGTCATGCCACAATCATCGAACTCAGTAAACAAGTCATCGTTGTCGGAGTTCTCCTTGGCAAAGTACCGACTGTCACCTATACGCTCAAATACTTCTATTTCAATATCATCCTCTATCTCCTCGAACAGATCAACGTATCCCTGTACGTTGTAACCTATTTTCTTTGATGCTGGCCCATAACGCCACTTAGGATCACCGAACACAGCCCATTCTCCGTAATAGTCCCTATCAGGCCACTCCTTACGGATGTACACATCTCCCTTTTCATTTACAGCTGCCCATATCGCTACATAGTTCCTAGCTCCTGCTGGATCAACTACCTGATAACAGGTGTATTTGTCCTTGTCAGATATGTCAGGGAAGGACATACTGTACTTATTAGGCTCGTCGTTCAATACATTTACCTCAGTGTTAAACAAGGGCAGCAAAGAAGTCATGCTCTTAACGGGTATACCGTAAGCACGAACTAGTATCTCTTCTTCTGGTCTGCCTCTAAGGTCTTTAGCTATACGCTCATAACCACCAAAGGGATTTTCATCTGAGTGCAGGTACACCACTGAGGCATCCCTAGATGGGCTGTACTGCTTGATAGGGACTTCCTTATCTATAAGTACACCAGTACGTGTCTGTAGTGTCTCTACGTCCTTTAGGTACTCTGCCACAAAGGGAGTATAGCCATCAATAGGAGTAAAGCCTATACCCATCTTAGCGTCCCTAGTAGCCAGTCGGAACCTAAGAGTATTTACCAATGAAGCATCGCCCAGGTACTCATCTAACCACGCACCTATGTTCAAGCCCTTAGCATCAGGAAAGCCGAACTCAAAGCCCTCTAAGATAGTCTGGTTGTTGCTGTACTGGGTGTACGTCTTGAAGTCTACACGGGTACGGGTATCGGGGAATATGAAGCTTTTAGCCGTAAACCCGTTCTGCATACTGTAATTTATGTACCCCTCGATGCTTTTGGTCTTCTTCTTGAACTCCTTGGGCATCATTTCCCATACTGCTGCTTGCTGCACCTTAATGGAAGTATCTTCGTTTTGGGAAAAGCATACTAAGTGACCATCATTGCTTTCAGTCACTGCCTCCATTACGATCTTTGCAAATCCAGTAGTCTTTCCTGATCTATTACCACCAAGAACCAAGCACTCGTTGTAATCCTGCAACCCATCCTTTATTCGCTCCCACCCAGGTAGATTAAATCCATGACGAATAGGATCGTCCTCAGATGCCTTAATCCTGCTCTCATGAGCCTTGTGCAGCTCTTTAAGAAGATTAAGGTCGTTCTCGTACAGCCAGACAATTTCCTCTGCTGTAGGAGGAGTCAGAAAAGGATGTTCAGTAAACTTAATTATTTGTCCAATCTATTTGCTCTAGCTCCTGCAAGGACTTCTTAGCAACTAAGGCTAGTAAGACAGCTAGATTTTCCTGGAAATGCTCCTCGTCCATCTTATTAAAAATGTCGTACTCGAAGCCATCCTCTGTAACGGTAGCAACTAAAACAGATTGCCACCCTGGAGTAATAGTGTCTAAGGACTTGTGCACTAAATCAAGGTTATTGTTCATTAAATAATTCGTGTTATATCGTGCTTAATTGGATCTCTTTTAAATGGCTTCTTTTCAATGGTGGAGGAAGTGGGATTTGCACCCACGTCCGAAGGTGGTGACTCTGTGACAGGTGACACTGTGACACCTACTTTCGTCGAATCTAATTTTCCCCCTCTAAATATTCTGTTGTACGATTCCTCGTAAGCAATCCTGTTGGTGGTTCTATCCCTATCCCCTTTACCGCTCATCTTCTAAATCTATTACCTGTGCTTCCTTCATTTTGTTCTTAGCCTTTTCCATAAGCTCCCTGTAGTCCTCATCAGTGTAAACCTTTTCCTCACGGTTAATACTTGTAGCTTCACCCCTAGCCAATAAAGCCTCCCTAGCTGAGTTAGCCTTAGCTATACTAATATCCTTGATATCCTTAAACGTAGGCTTGATCTCACCTGACTCCATGTCCTCACGTACCTTCTGAACCATATCTTCCTCTAAGGAACTAATATGCAGATAAGAATAAGATGCTAATTGACCACCTAACTCCTTCCACTTGCCTAAGTGATCAGCGTATGTAGCTAGTACCCTAACAATAGTATTCCTTTTAAACCCGTACTTACGTACTAACTGAGTCTGAGTCTTACCACTAGCACTAAGAAACAATATCTTAGCAGCCTTCTCAGGATCATATCTTTCTAATGCCTTAACACCATCAAGCTCAGAACTCTTAACGAACTCTTTGATCTTTGTATCTATGTCAGATAAAAGCTTTTCCTTGATTAGTTCTTGCTGCACATTATCCTTATTGCACATTATTTTTATAAAGTCAAGTAATACGTACCGTAAACCCCTTGAGTACAACAATTTTTAAAAGGGTGGTTTATGTATATATACTAGCAGCTGCGCTCGCACATGAACCCCCTCCCCCCTCTATTAAAGCGCGCATGCGCACAAGGTATTAAGGGGGAATTTTATCAAGGAGCGAATTTTGTTTCTAGATTGGGGATTCATTCCTTGGTGATTCAATCGGACTGAACGTTTTAATGGGTACCAATTCGTTACTAATTCGCTTTGCTCCTTTGGTCTATTCCCTTTCACTGCGTTCAGATTTTACACTATTCAATCAATTCAGTCAACCGATTCTAAAGGTTTTTGCTTTAAATCGGCATTTGTAAATTGCCTTTGTTCAAGTACTTACAGATTCGCCTAAAAATAATTGAAAATAATTATCGCCATCTTTCCTCAATTTGGTAGATTTTTGTCGTTTTTAATTAATTCAATTAATAACAACTAACATAATCAAATGAGAATACTAACTAAAATTTTATCAATATCCGCTTTCATTTTAATAGCGTTTCACGTTTCAATTATTGCACAAATCTTTATTGATTTGCTCAACTAACACAAAGGAGATTATTCAAATGAAAAATTTAGAGTTGAAAGACGAATCGAATCCTAAATACGCAATTGATTATTCTAAACCCGTTAAACTGTACCGAAATTTAAACAATGGGAAATGGAGTTTAATGCAAAACGGAATTGTGAAGGCGTACGCTCGTAAACTTGCATTGAAAGACTGCTCTTTCAAAGTAAGCGAAAAAAGTAGGCAAAGGGTTTTGAAGAATAAACGGAAAAACGT